TTATATTATCTTTTGAATCTGCGTTTTAATTCAGAAGCAACAGTATCCATATAATCTTGAGGAGTTTCATACTTAGAAGATTCGTTAATAGGAGCAACTGGTTCAGTTGATTGAACTTTAGAAACTCTTAAATCTCTTGAAGACCAAAATGAATCGATTTGATATTGTGTATTAAGAACTCTTACTGATGCTTGAGCTTTAACTGCATTCTTTTGAGATTCGTTTAAAGAATTCCAAGCTTCGTTGTAACGATTAGGCATATTAGCTAACCAATCGTTTTTAGCAACCGGTTTAGCGAAAGCAGATTCCCAGATGTTATTAGCATCAATTGATCCGTACCATTTAGTATTTTCGAAAAGATCAACGATTTTTTCTTGAACTTCAGCAGTTAAAGATTCAAATTCATTTCTTTTAGATTCAGCTAAGAAATTAAAGAAATGCATTTTAGATTTTCTTTCTTCGTCTTTTTGTGATTTAGCAGATTCTAAAATAGCATCAACTCTAGAGTTAATTTCTTTTTCAAAATCATCAGCACTTTCAGTTGAAGTATCAGCACTTTCATTTACATTAGTAATGTTTTCTGATTTAGCATCATCAGATGGAGTGATATTAGCGGTACCTTCATTAAGACCTTTAACAACATAATCCATATAACCAGTTAAACTTGCTTGATTCTCTTTTAAGTACTCACTGTATTTAATGATTGAATCACAACCTTCAACGATATAATCTGTATGTGAAATGATATTATCAACTTGTTCATTGATGTAAGTTTGATAATTAAAACGCTCATTAATTTCTTTAGTAACGTGGTTTTGATATTCAATTGAAGAATCAACTGATTCAGCGATTCTTTCAGTATAAGAAATTCCACCATCTGCTTTTTCAGCAACCATTTTGGTATATTCAATTAAGTGGTCAACCGATTCAGCAAGTTTTTCTGAGTAATTAATTCCTTGATTTGATTTTTCACCAACCATTTCAGCATAATCTTTAACCTTTTCAAGGTTTTCTACGATGTAATCGTTATGAGATATCAAATGATCGAAGTTCTCTTTTAAAGATCCTAAATTTTCTTGGATTTGATTTACTCGTTTGGCAATTGTTTCGGTGTATTTAACTAATGATTCGTTACTTTCTGTTACAGAATCAGTGTTACTTTCAGCGATTTGTTTTTTAAGGTTTTCAATTTCGTTTTTAACGATTTTTGTATATTCGTTAAAATCTTCAACTGATATGTTCTCTGTTGTATTATTCATTTTTGAAGATTTGTTTATGTTTTGAGTTTGTTTGTTTTCATCAATTTTTTCGTGATCGTCGAAAGTCTCTGCTAATTTAGCACTATAAGGCATTTCATAAAGACCTAATGTATCATCCATTTCAAATCCAAATGCTTCATTTACTCTTGATAATTCAGCATTAGCAAATCCAGGATCTGCAACTAAATCGTAAGTGAACATTTTTTTGATTTTAACGTGACCATTACTTTCAACTACTCCAGCAGCACGACTAGAAATATGTAAAGGAATACCAGCATCAACCAAAGCCTTTGCTTCTTTTCCAGCACTAGTATTAAGTAAACGGATTCTTCCCATTACCTTCTTAGTGTTTTTGTCGTAATCTAAAGCTTCAATAACATGAGAAGCGTTTTTTAAAGAAACTTCAAAAGATTTAGGATGATCTAATTCACCTAAAAGTTTACTTCCTTTTACTTTTTGAAGAAGTTCATCTATGTGAGGAAGAACTTCCTTTTCGTCGTAAATACGATTGTTTTTGTTTTTAACGCCGATTTCTGTAAAGATTCCTTCTAGGATGTAATTGTCACCTTCGGTTTTGATGTCCAATTCAGAAGAAGATCTTTCCAATACGAGCAAATACTTTTGACTCATTTTACTTAGTTGATTTTTTTATATATCTAGGTTTATTATGATTACATTCCAGTTGCTTCAGCAGCTTTCTTAGCAGAAGCAATTTTTTCTTCATCTTCAATTTCTTTCATTTTCTTATTAGTTCGGATATCATCGGATGATAAACCTAAGAAACGTTGAATTAAGAATTCTGATGCAAAGTACTTGATTTCGTTCATATTAGCATCTTGTTCAACAAGACCATCTTTCATCGAAGTAACAAAATCTAGACGTTTTTGAAGGATTTCAATTTCTTTCATCTCTTCAAAGATGTTATATTTGTTAAACTTAATTCCAATTTGAGCTTTAAAGGCATCATCTTCTTTAAGTTCTGGAAAGTCTAAACACATTTGAATCCATAATGGTTTAACAAGAATCTCTTGATAAACTGAACGCATACGATTAACAAAACGACCAAATTTAATTTCATCTCTTGTCATACCTTCAGCATTCATTTCCCATGATGGAGGTGATTCCATATCAAAACGAGAAAGAGGAATTTTAGATACTTTAATTAGTTTTTCTCGGAAATATTTAAGAGCATCTGTATCTGATAAATCTGGACCATCATTACCAATATTCTCGATAGTAGGTTCTCCAGCTTCACCGGATGGTAACCAATACTCTTTATTGAAAGGCATCATTGGTTTACCATTAACTTTAAGTTCTCCTGATTCTGTATCAAAATCAATATTCTCTCGGTAGTTTTGCATCAGAACACCTAAGCTTTGACGAGCTCTAGTTTTAGATTTACCACCAACCGGAATTACAAATTTAGTTTTGAATGAGGCATTTACCGTAGCCCAAATAACTCTTGAATGCTCCATAATACGAAGCAAATTAAATGCACGAATAAGACGTTCTACATAAGAAACACGACTTACCGTATTGGCATGTGCATATGAAAGATAAATTAGTTGAGAATCATATATAACTCTTTCTTTACCAGGTTGAGCTTTAAATTGTTTCCAAATTTTCTTACCCTCTTTATCAAGACCTGGTTCTAAAGATACTGGATCAAGTTCTTTGAAACCGATAATTCTAGTTTGTTCTTTATTGTAGATAATCTCAAAAGCAAGATATCCATCAATTAACCATTTACGAAAATAAGACCAAGCAGAAATATCGTTATTGAAACCAAAGTATTGATAAACTCTTTTAAAGTTTGTATCTAATGCATACTTAACGGCTTCTAATGTTTCCGGTTCAAGTGTCTGATCATCAAAAGTTAATGGTGTACAGAAGTAATTTTTTTCGTCATAGACGACACATTCATCACATAGGGTATCGAGAATCTCTTCAATTTCATCTTGAATAGAGAATTTTCTAAGATCCTCTCTCTTTTTAATATAAGATTTGTCAAAAATAGAAATGCTTTTACGAAGATTAATATCCGTCATTGAAAGGTTGGCAAATAGAGCATAATCGTCATATTCACCACCGGCTGCATTTCTTGGATCTAATCTCCAACCGAAACGGTCTTCATTGATACCTATGGCTTTTGAGTTTCTAAGAACCATATCATCGTACATCATCCCGAAAGATGATAACGACTTAAGAGCTTTAGAAACGACATTTCTCGAAGATGCGGATGGTCTACCAGCGTAGGTTTCCTCTCTATTTACAAAGCCTGCCATATTAGTTTATTTTAGTATTTTAGTATTTTATTATTTATTCGTTGTGATCGAGCCATAATGACTTCAATTACTTATTTTATGAATTTATATCTATTTAGTTTTTTCGCCATCTCTCGTTTCTTAGCGTTTGCAGCACCATTACTCATTTGAGATTTAAGATAAAGTTCAAATCCTTTATATACATCGAACAAAGAAACTTTCCCTTCTAATTGTGGAAAAATCTTGGGCTTATCCATTCTAGTAACAATTTCCCAATCTTCGTAACAAACAATTGCTTTAGGTGATTTTATTCTATCTGGAATATAAGTTCTTACGGCATATGATAAACCGGCTCTATCTAGAGCAACTTTAAGAGCATACAAATCAATAGGTACAAATGCTTGTTCTTGTCCATCAAATGGATTCTTCTTTGATGCGGCTTCATATAGAGGTTTATACATTTCTCTAATTTTACCAACAATATATTTTCTAGCTTTTGGAGGATACCAACTAATATTGATACCAACTTCTAACTTTCCATTCTCTGTCATAACTTGACCTAATGCAATAACAATAGGATGCATATCATAATAATCTAGAACGGTCTTATATTTTGGATCGTATTTAAAAACGTATATTTTACCAGGCTTAAGTTTATTATCACCGGTTTCAACTACTCTTTTATTTCGAGTATCTTTGAGTGTGTCAATAAACCATTGATATGCGTCGTCAACGCCTTCGGATTGAGGAGTTTCAGGATTTGTATTACCTTGGACTTTAATAAGGTCCAAAAGCATCCCAAAAAGATCTAATAGCCCTTTCATGAATTAAGTGTTTTGGTAAAAAAATCTTCAGTGACTAACATATATTCCCAACCTCTAGATTTAGCATATTCTTCGGCATATTTCTTTTTGCACATATTAGTAACAAAAGCTGAATATGCCCATTTATAACTTTCTAGTTGTTTGGGAGTTTTACGTTTTGGAGGATTTGGCTTCGTTAATTGAGCCTTGGGTTTAACTTCAACTATAATGGTTCTTTCATTAGAAGTTTTAACCAAAAAATCAGGGAAATATGTATGATATTTCTCGTCTAGAGGATTGAAGTATTTAATAGAAAGCGATTCCGAAGACCACTGAATGATCTCCGGATTCCTTTCGCAATATAAGCAAAATTTCTTTTCCCATGATGAACGGTAAATGATTGGTCCATTACCGAAGTATTTCTTGCACTCTTGGATAGGGAAATATCCTTGAACGAAACCTGATTTCTTAGTTGGTTTGTTTCCTTTTATTGAGCGCATACATGTTGAAATTATTAGTTTTGTTTAATAATTTCGCCATCTTTAATAGCTGATTCTAATTCTTTGTCAGTTAATTCTAGAGGTTCTGCTTCACCAAATTGTGTAGATGAATTGAATATATGAATTCCACCAGTGTAACCTTGATAAATGTTTTCTGCTTGCCAATTATCCATTCCAGGCTCATATATAACATATTCAGCACCAACTTTTAACTCTTTACTGTTTTTAACAGGAGCACCAAAATCTCTTCGTGGATCAATATAATCAGGCAAAACTTCTTTTCCTTTATAAAGTTTAGATTCATCCAATTCAGTAGATTCTCTTAGAGCATCAACCTTTTTCTTCAAATTAACAACCGTCATTTTAGCATGAGCTAAATCTAATTGAGCTTTATAAACATTAGCTTTTTCTGGTTTAGATTTCATCATTTCTGAATAACGAGCAATTTGATTTTTGATTCGATCTTCTGCATCTTTATTTACTTGATCTGCAGTTCTTTTAACTGCTTCATTTACTGGTTGAACACCACCATCAGAAACAGCACTATTAATTTGGTCACGGTTAAGATTAAGCACAGTTTCCATATCTTCAGAATTGAAGATATAACTACCATCACTTACTCCTTGATACATCATATTCGCATGAGTTTTACCATCTAATTTAATGACGTATTCTTTACCAGGTTTTAATTCTGATGCAGATTTAATTGCGGGTAAAAGGACATCAATATCAGATGTATTAGCTGGATTAAATTCAGCGGCTTCTGATACGAATTCAGAAAATGTTTTTAGATTCTTCATATAGAATTTTTTAAGTTTTTATGTATTTTAAAAGATTTTTATTATTTAAACTTACTTTCGTCGTCTGTTAAATAATACCAAGCGGTTATTCCTGGTTGAGAAGCCTCTATAACATTTAGATTTTTATCGTAAGAGTATGAAATTCCTTCCAATTCACCTAAACTTTTATTAGCGTTAACATTATCTTTTAACCATTGTATTAATTTATCGTACTTGCTATCGGTTCCGGCTCCTTCAGTGTTTACCTGAGAAATAAGTTGTTTCTTTGCACCTAAATGTTTTTCGATTAAAGCACCTTCTTCTTTGGTGGTGCCATTATCCATTTGATCTTCAAGTGTCCAATCTGCAATAGATTCATTCAGATTTTCATTAATGAATTCAACGAATGTTTTTAGATTCTTCATATAGAATTTTTAAGTTTTTAATTAAGCAGCAACGATTTTACCGGCTTTAAATGCAGCAGCATATTCAGCTTCAGTAAATTCACATGGAGAAGTAGTTATACCATCTTCTTTAGCTTCTGGGTTGAAGATATAAACTCCGTCAGTATTACCTTGATAAATGCAAAGAGAAGTTTCTTCTCCTTTTTTAACATTGTATTTTTTTCCTGGAGTTAATTCTTGATTGAATTCATCGCTAGTAGCTTCTGCTGCCGGATTAAATCCTGAAGCATCGTATTTACCAGCTTCATTAACTACGAATTCGTCGAAAGACATTAAATTTTTCATATTTGTATTATTTTGTTTTTTATATTTATCTATGACATATAGTTATATGCCTAATTAAGTCATAATTGGATTCCAACCACCGGATGCAGGATCCGCAGTTTTAAATAAACCTTTAGTCATTACATTTTTATCGGATGTGGTAGTGGTATAAGTTCCAGTACCAACCGTTCTATTTGGATCTTTATTAATAGAAGATTCTGCATTAGAGCTTGATGGATCTAAAACAGCATCAGCCATTTGTTGCAAATCTTCTTCAACTTTTTGACCATCATTAGTTTCTAATGGTTTAGTTTTAAGCATCTTATTAACTTCTACAAAGAATTCGGTTTCTTCTGGAGTTAGCTTAGATTTTACGTATTTAGCCATTTCTCTTAAGATCTTAGATCTTTCTTTATTATTGGCAGCAACCTTAGCAGATTCTCTTTTACCTGCCATAAGAGGCTTCATATATGGGAATTGTTGAAGTTTAGTCATAAATCCATTTAATT